AACAAACTTAAATTTGTTGATGTGGACAAAGACAGATAATACGTCTAAAATTGGAATGTAAGCACTTTTCGCGAAAGGTATCAATGTTATCATCATCCTCCCAATTAACAAAGGCAAGTGTGTTGGAAAAAACATAGTTCCCACATTCCGCGCAATGGATCGCTTGGAGTGAAGCCCCTCCCTCCGCGTTATGAATCCAATGCTCATCCAAAGTATCAGGGTCGTCTTGCCCGCTAAAACCTGTAGCTCGACTTGCGGCTGTCTTGAGGGGGACTAACACGGAATTCATTTTGATTGCCCGGTGCTTGGCAAAAGCCATACTGTTGATGTCCCAGTGAAGAAATTGGTGGACAAGGAGTCCAAGTCCGTCAAAGCCCGCTTGGAGTTTAGAAAGAATAATTTGAGACATTTGTTTTCCTGTAGTAAATGATTAAAAAATAGTTTTTATTAAAATTTGAATAAAAACTAGACTAAAATTTATCTTTGCTTTGGAAAATTTTAAAAAAAATCAATTTTTATCTAAATATAAAAATGGAAATTACTTTAGGTATGGAATTTCAAACTCCAGATTATAATGTAATGGTTTTATCAGATCAAAATAAAATTTTATATTATTATTCAGTCAAAAAAAATATTGAATTATCAGATGATACACCAAGTATTGATATGACTGGAGATGCTCCAACAAGCCAAAAAATAAAATTTTTTAATGGTGAGGGTATAAACCCAGAACAATATTTTTATAATCAATGGATCCAACAAAAAGCATCTCAAGTACAAATAACTTTAAATATACAAAAACAAGCTGTTCCTAAAAAATTTAAAATACCTATTAACGAAAGTATATTACAAATTTTTAATGATGCTGAATTTTTAATTACATTTACTAATATTGAAAAATGGGAGGTAGATCGTTTATCCGTTATAAATGGAATTATTAACAAGCTAAAAATGGGCAGTCGTGATTTGGAAAAAACATTGAAAGAAAAAACCACAAAATTAAAAGTTGGCTCCTTGAAACTTTTATCTACGCAAAATACTCAAATTCGTAATTTAACTTCTGGAGAATTTCCATACAAGGCTGGTTATTCTTTGACAGATTTAGATCAAGAAACTTATTTTTTGCTGAGTCATCAATCAGGAATGACGTTATCAAAAGCGCAATTTTACACACAAATAACAATGTGTGTTTCTTTAATGGACATTATTAAAGTAATGGCAATTTTAACAGATGAATGTAAAAGACATTTTAATAAACTCGACCCTAATGATCAACAGCAACTGTTAATATTTCCAACCATTATTGAAGAATTAGTAAAAATTATAGGAAATAAAGCACTCATTAAACAATTTAGCTCTAGTTATATTATTTGTATTTTACTAATTTATTCGTTTCGAACTAGAAAAAATAGAAAAGCTTCCCCATTTTTAATTCGTCATTACATGGTGAATTTAATAAATTTATTATCAGAACTAGAACAAGAAATCATGGGGGAGTGGATAAATTCCTTTCAAGATGATGAAATGACGGATTATACAAGTTTTATTTATGCTAATTTACGATTACAAAGAGATCCTAAACAACTAAAATCCATGATGGATCAACATCAAAATAATTTTACATCTACTATATTTAGTCTAAAAAACCAATTCATTTGTTTTGAATTTAGATACCTCTATGCCCTTTTAAAAGCATGGACAGGTGAAGAGCTTTGTACCTTTCAAGAGTTAAAAACAATACCCTTAATTAGATCAAGAGACGGTTCAACCTCTATAAAACCAATTCAAACTTTTATCTAAGGTTTATGGAATTACAGTTCCCACTGCTTTCATTCGTCCATCTCTAAAAACTAATTTCATATCTTTTTTGATGTATTCGGGGTGTTTTAAAAATCTCATTTTTACAATCGCTGAATCACCAGTTCTTAATACATTGTCCTCTGGGCATAAAGGATTCTCTTTTTTTATTTCTAAAATGGAAGCTGCTTGACGAACTTGCCCAATATGTAAGCATGGTTGATAACCTTTTTTAATGGTAGTATGATGAGATTGTAAAACATTAATTTTTGCCAAAAATTCTTTATATACATTACACTCTGCTTTTTCATCCAAGACAACCATTCCTTTTCTCAACATTTTTCGATTAATATTTTTGAGAGCCACACAAACATACATTCCTGCATTTGCTTCTTTTACATCTCTTTGTTTCACATGAATACTTTTTACTCTTGTTGATTGAAATTCTCCATTTCCAAATGGTCCTAATAAAACATTATCGTATTGTTTTATTGTCCCTTGTGTCAGTAAACCACAAACTACAGTTCCATGACCTGTGATTTGAAAATGGGAATCAATCCAAAGTTCAATGGGTAAATGAACAACTTTAGAATATACATTTCTAATAGGTAATAGATTTAAAAATCCCAAAACCAAATCTAAACTTGCACTAGTTACGTTACTAATTTGAAAAATGGGAACAATAGAAGCACTCTTTATATTTTTAACTGCCGTATAAACGTCTTCCAATGTTTTGATTCGGTAGGGAATTTTTTGAATGTTTTTTCGAATCATTTTATTCATGGTTCTCATATTTTCTTTCAATACATTTTCTGGAGCGATATCGATTTTTGTAACCAAGATAATAAATGGAATTTGTAAAGCTAAACATAAACTTATATGCTCCAAGGTCATGGAACTTACACCTTGGTTTCCTCCAATCACAACAAAAGCATAATCTGGTAAACTACAAGATAATCCATAAATGGTTGTTTTTAAATATTTTTCATGCCCTGCCAAATCATAAAAAGTAACAATCTTTACACTGTCATTGACGACCATGGACCAATTTTTTCGATTTACAATCGTTTGACCTTGATGATTAAATCCCAAAATTTGATGACTGATAGAACTTGTTCTACCGGAATCAATTTCGTGTTTAAAATTAAATACTCTGTTTCTAGCATCCCCTCTACCATCATCAGGCGTTCCTGTACAAAGAACCCCAACAAGAGTGCTTTTACCACAATCTACATTACCAATCACTCCAATTTTTAGATCCAAAAATACATTTTTCAAGTTTTTACGAATCACAAATTCGGCACTTTTTCTTGAACTATTTTCTTCTTTAATTTCTCGAACTAATTGACAACATAAATCAAGTCGTTGGCAAATATTTTGTAAATTATCCATAGATTCGCTATAATCTTTTTCATCGAGATAAGCCAACGTGCCATTATCCATAACTCCAATATAATATATTGCTTCACCAGAACCTTCATCAAGTCGATATTGCACTTGTGTCATTTTTCTTTCCAAGGAAACTTTATCCAAATTAATTAGTCTCCATTTATATTCTATATTTCCATCGTGCTTTTCAGGAGGTAGAATCAGCATTTTTTAGTTTTAAAGATATTTTGTTAAATAAAAAAACATGAAAAATTCTTGGATCTTATATCTTTATATATTCTTAATTGTTCCCATGTTATTTTTTATAGGATTTTCTATTCTTATAAAGGATCAACAATTTCGATTATTTCCTCTATTTTCAATTATAATTTTAGTGCTAGTTGTTATTATTCATACACGTGATATTACTGAATTTGTCAAAAGTATGTATTCCGGTAAAAAAATACCCATAGAAAAAGCCATTGGGATATTTGTAATATTTTTAGGACTCGCTTTATTAGTTTTAAATTCCTATCTATTGTATAAAGAAAATCATTCTAGAATATTGTAAAAAAAAGTATTTTGCCAACCAGTCGTAACAATATAAGCATCAGAAAGAATAACTAAAAATAAAATGATGTATTTTAAATTAGGATACTTTTTATTTAAAAAATTGGCATGAATTACTTGGTAATCGACATCATCTATATCACTTAAAGGATGTATCATTTGTTTCAAAACCAAGTATAAGCTGATCATTAAAGGAATTTTTCCTTGACTGACAGTATCTAAAATTGGTAAAGTATAATTGCCAAAGTCTAGTGGACCTTTTTTTACATTTAGAAAAAAATTAATAATAGGTTTACTAGGAGGAGAAATAAATGTTTCCAGCATTTTTTTTTTTAAAATAAAAGAAAAATAATTTTATAAAATTTTCAATTTTTAATTAGCAACAACAGCAATACTAACGACTAGTTTATTTTTTCTTAAATTTACATATTTTGAATCATTCTTATCGCGTAAATGATAAATAAGTTCATTCTTGGATTTTTTATAAATGTACCTTCCTTCATCTTTACAGTAAGTACACCATTCATTGTTTTTTTTCATCAGTGAATATCGAACGTGCATTTTTTATAATTAATGGTTTTTTAAAGATTATTCATCAATTTTTAAAAAAACTTTATATAAATGACTTTAAATTTAATTCTAATTGTATCATTAGTTATTATAATTATAAGTTTGGTAATTTTTATTAGTATTTGGGTTAAAAGAAAAAAAATTCCCAAAAGAATTGTTCCAGGAAATACAATTTGGCTACTCTGGTTTCAAGGATTTGAAAAATCTCCCTATGTCGTCAAAAGAGTTGTAGAATCATGGAAAAAACATAATCCAAGTTGGAATGTAGAATTAGTAACAGATGAAAATTTACATACTTATCTTCATTTTCCTTCTCACATTCTAAAAAAACGTAAATTACAAATCATTCAAGATCAGGCCTTTTCAGATATTATTCGTATATCTTTATTATATCATCATGGAGGAATTTGGGCTGATGCAACATTACTTTGTTTACGACCTTTAGATGATTGGGTTTACCATTGTTTAGCTCCTACGGGTTTTTGGATGTATAGAGGATACAGAGAAAGAAAAGGGCCCGCTAGTTGGTTTATTGTATCTATAAAAGGAAATTATTTGATTAATTCTTGGTATGAATCAATGGTTCAATTTTGGAAAAAACAATCAAATAAAGACTATAATTATTTTTGGATGGATGATCTTTATTTTAAAGAATTAGAATCTAATGAACGTTTTAGGACGATTTGGAATCATACACCTTTTTTGGACTGTGAAGAAGAATCTCATTTATTTGCGAATCGAGGAGTTTTTGTTCCTGTAGACGAGAATATAAAAAATTTAATTCATTCTAAATGTCCGTATGTCATGAAACTTTCAAAGAATGAAGATATTAAAACCGATAGTAATGCTGATTTTTTAATTAATTTTTCATTATTCATGCCCAAAGATTTTAATAATTTTACTCCTCTTCCTATTATTGATACAGTTCCTTTTAATATATTACCACTGTTGATTTCAACGAATAAGTTTAATGCTCCGTCTAGTCTTTTAATTGTCATTGCAGATTGTAATGACCTTGCTGGACTTTTGAAAATCAAAGATTTATTACACAAGAAAAAATCAAATGCTTCCGTACTTTGTTTTGACAAGTGTAATTTTGGAAAAAATGTACCGCCAGAGTTTATTGCCAAAACATTTAAAAATGTTGGAAGAGAACAACATACTTGGCTTTATTTTATAATTTTACAATATGATTCTTTACCAGAAAGTGTAATATTTATGAGTTCATCCATCGATAAATGGGATCGTTATCAACATATGGAAAAAATGCTTGAAAATAATTCTCCAATGTGTAATCGAGGGGAAGAAAAAGATGGAAATTTTACTCTTGATTTACATTTTGGTCCAGTAAAAAAGGCGCAAATAAGACCCTTTTCACACTGGTTTTCAAAAAATATTAGCGAATGGAATCCTGTAGGATCAAAAGTTTGTTGGAATGGATGGGCAAGAGTATCAAAAGATCAAATTTTGAGACATCCCAAAGATTTCTATGAAAAATTATTAACTCAATTAGAAAATGATTCCAATCCTGAAGAAGGACATTTTATGGAACGAGTTATGGGTGATATATTTAATTTGTAATTTAAATTTTTACGTTTATGACTCGAAATGGATAATAAACTCCTGTTTTATCATCATGAATAAATTCTTTTCCACCAGTTCTTAAAAATGAAATAGGAGAATCTGCATTTAATTGTGTTATTTTTGAATATAATTTAATATGATCCCTTTCTTTTACAAAATACAATATACTTTTGTCTTGTTGATTTGCTCTTTCTAAAATTTTATATTCAATAGTTTTTTTGGGAGTTACATATTCATAAACACTTGCTCCAGGAACAAATTCTGAATCAATGGTAGTGAATTTTTTACCATCGTCAAACATATATTCCGGAAATATGGATGAGCTTACAATTCGATCATCTTTTATTTGATTTACCATAATAAAATGAATAAATGAAAATAAAGGTTTGCCAACTAATAATTTTCTTTGTTCTTTATCATTTTTAAATCTATTTACAAATCTAAATTTTGAAAAATCAACTTTTTTAGGAGAATCCATTTATTAAATATTTATATTTTTAATTATGTTGACATTTTTGTTGGAGTTCCATAAAACTGGCCTATTGTATAGGGGTAGCAATAGGTTGCAACGTAGGCAAAAGGAAAAGTATAACTATCTCCATTCAAATTAAAAGAAATATTAGCTTGAATTCCATTATAGATATTTAAATCTTTAGAGGTAATAACTCGATTACTACCTGTTGTACTGTCCTGAACAATGGCAGGACTTAGAATTGGAAATCCATCACACATGAAACCAACAACTCTAAAATCGTAATCGATTACCCAATCCAGCAAAGCCGGAGGTAAGTAATGATGATGGTAAACACTACTAGAATCGGGGTGTCCTCCAAATGCATCCAAACATTCCTTAACAAGAGGATTTAAAAAATTACTGTCTGATGCTGCAAACATGACAACATTATCAAAAAAGTATCCAATGGTAGATGCCGTTGTAGCACTAGAATAACTAGTGTCGTTTGCAGCCACTGCGGGTGTATTTAATGAATAAGCTTGTTCCGCGATTGTATTAGAATTACTGGATAAATAACTACAAATACTTTGTATTGTAACGTTAGGAAAAGTTCCAACAGGATGAGGAGGAATACTATTTATTTTAGTAATAGAGACTTGAGAGGAAGATACTTTGGTAATTGTTGGTTTGGCATAAGAACTTAAAACATTTAGACCTGGAGCTACATAATTATTAATTTTGAGAAAAGTTTTCAAATAAGGAGTGGCTCCAATTCCAGAACTAGAGCTTGCTGGTGATGCAGATCCGTAGTAGTAGGTAGATGAATCGTTGGCAATATTTCCAAAATATAATCCTAAACTATTATCTGTTATTGAACCAGCATTTCCAGTAACATATTCATAACGGAAATTTCCAGTAAGAGTGTTTGAACTTGAATAACTTGAACTAAACGTATTGTAATTATATGTATTCACAGATCCATACCCAGTAATTGATGTTGAATTAAACGATGATACAGAATTTCCAATAACTGAAAATAAAGCAGGAATTGTAGAATTAGATATAACCGCGTTTACATAACTAGAAGCAGTCACTCCACCATCCAAAATCATTCCTACGGTAATATTTAAAACAGAAGGAGATGCCAATGTTACCGATAATAATGTAGTGGTTCCAATTAACGAAATACCTACCGACTCACCTTTTGGATTAGTTGTATTGGTAATGGAAGTAGCTGTATCATTGACAATGGTGTATGTACCAGCTTTACCGTATTTTCCGTCACTTTCAGTAGTTGTTAATTGGGCTAAAATATAAGTTTTGGAAGCATTAGAATTCCCACTTGCATTGGTACTAATACCAGAACCTTGGGTAGCTGTTAAAACCATACCAACATAAATTGTTCCAGTAACCCCACTTACTGTTAGAGTAGCCGTAGCGGGTGTCGTTGAGCTACTTGAACCATTGGTTACAATTCCTGTAAACGATGCAGTTACAATGGAAGCATAAGCGTTCATCGTTACAATATTATAGTTACATCCATAACTGTTCATTTCTGTTTCTAAATTAGAAAGCATTGTTTTACAACTAATATTTGGGGTAGAGGTGGCCAAAGTAAAGGTTGATGTATTATTATACCCTTTACTTGTAATATTCGAAACCGTAGCTACAGGTAAACTATCTGAATTTAATGCTAATAAAGTCATTGCTGTCATTGCGGTTAATGCAATTGTATAAGGTGTTCCATCGATTACATATCCAAAAGCAACATTGGAAGCATCACTTGGAATGGCTGCTAAAGGTATACAAAAGGTCCCACACATGTGATTAAATGGAACAAGAGTGTTGGAAGATGCCGATGGTGAAACGGCGTATTGATTATATAAGAAAGAAATAGTTCCAGGCACAGTGGTCGTTTTACCACTAAATGTATACGTGTAATAACTTTGGAAAGACCCCCCGCTAGCTTTTAGAGAGCTTATAATTAAATTGGTGTAAGAAATATAGACATTATATATAGTATACGATGGAGAAGTGTAATATTCTGTAATATATTTGGAGGAATCTTTTGGAACGATACGATAATATCCTGAGATTTGATTTGAACCAGCAAATTTTTCTTTCCCAAGGGATACCGCCTTTATACAAATATAAATAGAAGATGCCAAAATAGCTAATAAGAGAATTATGATAAAAAAATTTATACAGTTCATGTTTTTTATTTTTGTAAGAAATAAAAAAAATGATTTCATAAAATTATTTTTGTTTTAAATTCAACATTCAAGATGATGAAAATTATTTCTAAAAAATCATTGGATACAAAACAAGGACAAAAATTGAAATGGGAAAAAATCATGGAAAAAAAAAATGCTCAACTTGCCAAAATTACCCGACCTTCACCTCTTCCGTCATCATTTTAATTAAATGAAATTTTTTTAGAAAAATATTTTACAAAGTTATAATGTTTGCATTTTTTTGTATTTTTAAAAGAAAATTAAGCCTTTCCAACCGTATCTGCAATTATATGTATCTGTAACTAACCAAGGTCAAATCCATAATCTCCAAGAATAATCAAAAATATTGTCAAATCTTTTTTTTTGCTTCTTCATCGTTTCAATTGTTTCTTTACAGTGTGCTTTCTCCTCGTTTTCTTTAGTAAAACACTCTTGAATCTTTAAATTTTTTTCAGATAAACTCTTTTTCAGACTCGGGTTTTCGCTCATTTAATAATATTTCAATATTATTAAAATACATTGTTTTTAATCCCTTGCAAAAAATGATTACAGACATGTTGTTTTTTATGAAGCTAAAATGATATCTATTATATTTTGTTGGTTTTTATTTTTCGTTGTATTGGCACTTCGAGATGAAAACGATCCTGGTTCGAAAAATTATAAAGAGATTAATATATTTGTTTGGATATTTGGATTTCTAGGTCCAGGATTCACTGCTTTTTTGATTCTAGTAGCGATATATTCTTGTATCTTTGATAAACCATCCAAACGAGTGCCTCTATTAGATTCACACGCAGAAAATATACCAACAGCTACACGAATTATTTCGCCAGTTTAACTTAAATCCAGAAGATATAACAATTCATTTAACACGATACACTGAAAATTCCACATTCCATTGCCATCAAAGGCTTGTTTATAATTGTAATATAATTGGGGGTATTGATGTAACTCGAATCTAATTATTTTCTGCATATTGTAAATCAATTTTGCAGGACCTACATCAATTGCATAAAGTTGAATTTTATGAATAATTTCAAAAGGTAGTGTATTCATATTTTATAAATATGAATAATGAATTTCTTATATTCATCGTTTTTGAATTTTTTGTTGTTGTGGTTAATTGTCTTACAATTTTCAATTATATCTATAAGATTTACAATTCCTTTTTCATTTTAATAAAATGAAATTATTTAGTTGTGATTATTGTAAAAAAGATTATCCTATTGTAATTTGGAGAATTTCTTTTTCGAATGCCGGATATTTATGTACAGATTGTTGGGAAAAATTACAAAAAAGGATTAACCAATTGTTTTCAAGACAATTGATTCAAAACAAATGTAGCAGAAATGGATAATTCATCGATATAAGAAAAAACTTTGGTATTTTCAGTATTTCCTGTTTGAGTTAAACTCATATCATCATTACAGCTTAAACTAGGAGTAAAAGATTGTCCTTGAGGATTAATTTCAAATCGTTGAGAATAGCGAATTAAAGTTCCATTTGGCAAGAAAACAGAAAATCTTAAATTTTCCCCCAAATTTAATTTTAGATTGACAACTTGTGCAGATCGAATAACAACAAATTTAATTATATCTGGGGATCGAATATTAGCAATTGCACACATAAAAGTTGCAGAATTTGCATTAGGATTATTAGACCAAATGGTTCCAATATTATTAGTTCCACTACGACCTTCAGCATTGGTACTGGTCAAGTTTCCAAATGTAACTAAAATATAAGGAAAATCAGCCAATAAAAATTTAGTTCCGCATAATGGTAAATTAGGTAAACTTATACTTGATAGTCGAACTTGATAACAAGAGTTTTGTGTGTTTGCTAAAGGCATGGCAAGATTTGGAAAAAAGGAAAAATATTGTAAACATCCTAGTCTATTATAAATAACAATAGAATCATTATCAATAAAAATATCACTATCGTTTAGAAATGGAAAATTCTCCAAAAATATAAGATTGGCTTGCACTCCTGTAATAACAGAATAAAAGGGAACGGAAACAAAAAAGGTTATAAAATAAACCATGAAATTTTTACCATTTAAAAATTGAGCGTTTTCCTTTACTTTTACTGAAAATGAAGTCCAAGTCGATCGTATCACCAGAATTTTATCAGGGTCTCCTACTTTGCTAAATGTATACTCTTTATATCGATCAATATCATTCCCAGGATTTACAATAATATATACAATTTTATCATTAATAATTTTATCGACTCTTAACAACATTTTTTTAGGACCTGATGACACCAACGCTCTTTCCGTAATTTGGAAATAATCATTAATTTTTCGAAAGACGGAATTTGAATTATTACCATATTCGCTTTCAAATACATCTCCAACCTTTACAGAATCTGGAAAAAAATTCTCTGATACCACGGTAAAATCTTTCAACCCTGTAGGATAAAGATCCAAAATTTCAAAACTGATACTTGTAATTTGTTCTTTTTCTTGACGATTGTTTAAAACTATAATATAATCTCCATCATCCACGGTAAAAGGTTTTTGGCTGTTTTTTGATTTAGGATTAAAAGTAATGTTACGATATGGTTTATCCACAGTTAGTATATTTGTTTCTAAACCTTTGGTCAAGTTAAAAATAATGGATAAATTATTTATACCATCATTGAAATAATATCCTACATTAGGAATTTGATTAAAAATAGAGTATCCGTTAATAAGTAAATTATTTCCCAAATTAAGAGAAGGATTAATCAAAATTAAATTACCAACCGACTCTTTGGTAATACTATTTTCTAAAATTAATGTAAATTTGTTTTCATCACGAAAACTAAGACGAATCGTTGATGATTTCATCGTTTTTTGATCTTGAACAATATAACCTACAAAGTAATTTTGACAGATTGTCGAATAAACTTGTAAATAAGTTTGGAAATTTGGAACTTGAAGGACATCAATTACAATTGAATTATTGGAATAAGAAATGAAAGGAATTATCGGTGATTTTTTAAAATAATAAAATGAAAAAATAACTTGATTAAAAGTCAAAAAACATCCTCTACCATCTTTGATAAATACGTTGGGAGGAGGAGTTCCATTTATTTCTATTGCATAACTTGAAGGGTTGGGATAAAGAGCTCTATTTCTAAAATTAGAATCCAAATGAATGATCATACGTTTTTTTTAAATGAATTTTTTTTTTAAACTGATTGAAAAAATAAAAAATGACTCTATTTTGAATATTTGAAATTAATTTAAAAATATGAAGTCATTGTTTATTTTTGCAACTTTTGGATTGGTCATTTCAGCTCAAAATAATGGTATTATTACGTTTTATTCCAACCTCAATAATGCGTGTCAATTTGAAGAAAATATGTATCCTGATTTTCTTAAAGTAGCCATTAGTGGACAAAATTGGAATAATAGTGTAGCCTGTGGGACTTGTTTGACAATTAATGGAAAAGGTTCAGGTATTGGAACTACACCTTTTGTAGAATTTTATAATGCCATTGTCATCAATTTGTGCTCAGAATGTGAAAATCATCATTATGATCTATTAATGGAAGGAAATGGAATTTGGGATATGGAGTATGAAATCATTCCTTGTAATCATCAATTGCCGATTCAATATAGAACAGTAAGTGATAATCCATTTTATTTTAAAATTCAAATTATCAATACAGTGGTGCCTGTATATAATTTAAAAGTAAATGGTATAGAATGTCAAAAAACGTTTGATAATTTTTGGGTCTTGAATAAATTACTGGATTATCCTCTAAATGTTGAATTTATATTGACAGATGGTTCTTGGTATTCTTCTCAAGTATTTCAAAATGACAATGGATTTAAAAATTTTTAATTTTAATCCTAAAACTAAATGATGCAAACTTATAAAGGTGATAATTGGATGTCTCCTTTTGGAACCCAAATTAATTGTATTAATACTATTGATGGCGAATGTAAACGAGGTTTATCTTTGGAAGAATGTATGAAAAAATGCCAAGATAGTAATGAATGTGATGTTGGTTATTTTATTGAAACAAACCGTCCTGGAGCAAACCAACCTAGTTTTTGTGTACCTTTGAGTAGTTTTTCATGGGGCAATCAAAATATTTTTGATATATTGTTTAGTAATCAAAACCCCACCAATATATCAACTAATAATGGATTAAAATATACATTATTTTATAACGATAAAAAATTTAGACCTAATAATGATTTACCGGAAAATTTCAACGACTATTTATTTTCAATGAATAATGTTTATTTCAAATATGATAGTAAAACTCCATTATATATGAAAGATGATTTTACATTTACAAAATCTAAAAAGGATGCCATTATCTTGAAAATTTCCAAAGTAGACCGTGTCTTTGTTATTAATGGAATCCGTTTAACCAAAGATATGCAAATTTGTTTGTTTCAAGATAATTTTCTGGTAGTATTACAAGTTCGACCAGGTAATAAAATTATTTGGGAGTCGGTTCAACCCTTAAAAACTACCTTTAAAGTTTTTGATGAGCATAAAAACCCTTCCAAGGGATTTTTAAATAACTTGGATAAAGTTTATTTACAATACAAGAAATCATTTCTTACCGTAAAAAGTAATAAACTCGTTATTTCTAAAAAAATATCCAAATTTCCGTTTCAATTTGAAAAAATTCCGCTATTGGATCCAAATAGAGGTAGAAAAATTTATGCTAGGACTAACGATTTTTATTGTACTCATTTTAAAAACTGTAAAACACCAATTCGACCTTTACGAAAAAATCATGGACTACTAGTTGGTATTATTTTACTTGTTGTAGCTATTATTATTATTTGGGTATTTATTGTTATGATGAAAATTTAAAACGCATCACAAGTATTGTAAAAACAGCAACAGAAAATAAGAATAAAAAAGATAACAAGGAAATTATAATTATTTTTTTAAAATTAGACTTTTTTTCTGGACCATTAATAAGCTCTGATAACGGATCAATATTAGATTGGATATACGTTTTTCTTAATTGTAATTTATCTACATTATGATAAACGCATTCTAATAAGGAATAATAATCTTTTTTACTATTACTTGGAATACAAATATTTTCAGAATTTGGTTTCCAATACATTTGAGTTGGTTTTTCTTTAAAAACATATACAAAAATGTATCGATTTGGAATTTTTATCTTGTAAAATGGAATGTCTCGGTTTTTTTTAAAAGGTAAGAAATTCATATAATCATTGTCAGAATCATTTTCTCCAACCTCGTCAACAAGCACTAAATCTTGAATTTTTCTAAAACGATTTCTTTTGATACAAAGTAAAAAAGTTCCCGGAATTGAATATTGATAGGTTAAAAAACTAAATCCTTGATAAGTTTGATGTATAGGTATTTCAACTGGAATATTCACAATGGAAAACACTCCTTCTGTATTAAAAGGATACGAATCTTTATGAAACAAATATAACCATGAAAAACCACGACTTAGATTATTAACATATCGAGGATTAAAAACCCAAATAATTTGTCGTAATTTGAAATCTTTTACTATTTGTTTATATTCATCCACAGGAACATCGTCTTGTGAATCAATAAAATGTGGATAAAATTCAAATTCATCTGGTTGATTGGCATAAATTTTTGGGGGTTGAATTCTAAATAATTTTTTCTCTTTAAATTCCCATACTTGAACTGGAAAATAGACAGAATAATTAATAATATCCATGGGCTATTTTATTAATTATAAAAAAAATTTGTCTATAATAAATTATCATGGATGAGCTAGATGTTATATTTCAAAGAAAAAATGTTTATGATCGCCAATCTTGGTATAGTGAAAGTGCTCCCATATTTAATAATTTGGAAATTTTGGATGAAGACCGGGGTTATAAAAAACCAATGCTTGATTATGATAAATTTCAAAAAGAGTGTTATCTTAATTGCGATCAATTAGATATACGTTATCGAGATAACTGTTATTGGCAATGTGATTTTAAAAAATTACTTACTACGGGAAGTATTGATTATGCAAAAAAAAAATGTCCTTTGGGAAATCGTAATTGTTGTAAAAAAGTAGCCAAAGATAATGATTTGGCGTATCTTTATTGTATTAATGCTAAAGATTTATATCCATTAGCTCCTAAATCGTTTCGTCAAAATATGATTTTATTCATTGTAATTTCCATGTCTATTTTTTTTATTTTTTTAGGGCTTGTTTTTTTAATCTTGATGTAAAAAAAAACACATGGGTAGATTTATTAATCCTAAAACACATCCTTTAAATACTTTTGTAGAACGATCAACCCCATTGTCTAAATTAAAATCCCGTCCGTGTTCCCAATGTAAAAAAAAAGTTCCTTTGGAAACAGTAGAAGCATACCAAGAACCCGATACCAGAAATCCTCAAACCCATCCATTAAACTCTGTTGTCAGTCTAGCTTCTTTTGCTTCCGATGATGGGGGTGGGGAACACAAAGAAGGTCCACCAAAACAACAAAATGAAAAAAAAATGCAAGTATTGGCCAATACTTTGGATAAATTAATTCCCTTTTATTCTTTTTATCAAACCAAAGATTACAATCGTCTTCCTAAAAATTTTGAACCACAAAACAATGAATGGAAAGATTTTATTGTTCCATCGATTAATCAAGGAACGTGTGGTAGTTGTTGGGCATTCTCTACCGTTTCATGCTACGCAGATCGGTTTAATATTTTATCTCGTAGAAAATTTTTTGACAAATGCCTAAGTCCTTTAACTCCTGTTTTGTGTAATAATTTAACTGCACTGGCTGTAGAAAATAATAAGAGTATGTTTGAAGATGTGACGAATCCGTTCAAATTAAATCGCGGAACGATTGCTAATCAAGCATGTTTTGGTAATTCACTTGTTACCACCCTTTTATATTTAAAATTCTATGGAATCCCTACACAAAAATGTATGCCTTATGATACAAGTAGATTTTATGCCAACAAGCTTCAATATATTAATTTTGGGTTTCCAGCCAATCAAGGAAAATTCACTCAAAAGGACTTGGATAGTAGTAAATATACGGAGTTAAGTAATTTTTCAGGTGACAGACCTAGTCCTTCTTGTTTTTTATATTATTCATATTCAACCCAACCCTTTAATTTTTGTTATGATAATGTAGTATATAATGAAACTATTTTTTACGGCTCACCTGCTCAAAATTTTACTGCTTTTCTTGTTTATAAAGTTAATGGAGCAATTACAGATAGTAGAAATATCATGGCAGAAATCTATCAATTTGGTCCAGTGGTAACATCATTCATTGTGTATGATGACTTTTATAGTTTTAATCCTACTAAAGATGGCGTCTATATTCATAATGATAAATCTGGAGGAAATCAAACAGGAGGACATGCTGTAGAAATAGTGGGTTGGGGTGAATATACTGATCCTAAAAAACCAAAAGATAAACCGATTCCATTTTGGTGGATAAAAAATTCATGGGGAACAAAATACGGATACAATGGGTATTTTAGAATTTTAAGAGGAAAAAATCATTGTGAAATCGAAAATAATGTCTTGTGCTTTTTACCCAATTTATTTTTTGAATACAAAGATCGTAATAAATTAAAATTTATCAATCAACAAATTGAAAATATGAATATAATTCGTGCCGTGAAACCCATGGATACTTTATTTAAACTTACGTCTAAAATTTTCTATTCGTTCGGTCGTTATGGAAAATATTTACATCCTAATACCATGGCGCTTAATTACAAACTTTTTGGTTTTTTCTTTTTTGAAGCCTTGTATAATGTTGGAGTCACGCAATTAAATACGAATACAAAATCAATGTATAATACAATGGACTTGGTGATGATGCCTGGTTTGGATTATTCAAGTCCGGAAATCGTATTTCCATTTGATGGTATATTTATTGCAGGAATGGTAGAACCAACACAATTAATTTTACCACAAATTAAAGATATTTACAAGCCTCGTTATTGGATTTATCTAATTTGTTTGTTTTTTGGTTTTATTATTTTTTGTGTAATTGTTTACTATCTAAAAAATCCTTCAATTCAAACAAATACGGGTTATTCCCAAAATTAATGTCCATATCAATTAAAGTATCACTTAGTATACAAGGATACATTAAATTATCAATACAACAAGATTGTTCTGTTACTAAATTTCCGTTTTTGGTGAAAAAGATACAATTTTTATCCAAAATTAAACCAAAACCTAGGGTTTCATTTTGATTAAATAAACCTAAATAATAAATGGCCTTGAAATCGTAATAAAGCCAGCCATCATCTGAGTGCCATCCATAAGACGAGTCTGTCCAACCTATAAAATATCCCTTACTGATACAAGACAAAAATTGTTCATAATCAGAAAAACCAATGGATAAACATTTTGAAGAACAAATGTAATTTTGAATGGTGATTTCAAAATAAATGACATTTTTGTAAAATTTATCAAAAGTCATCCAAAAATTACTCCATTTTTTTTGATTCCTCAACCCATACCAAATTTTTACCATTCTAGATACCGCCAAATTATCCTTTAGAATTAAAAAATACGAATCGTTTTGTTCTGTCGCTTTTATAAACTCTTTTTTTAGCAATGTGGTATCAAAGCCTTCATGAACATGATAAGATTTAACAGGAGTATTATAAAGCCAATTTCGGTTAAATTTTTGATGAAATAAAAAAGCACAATGAAAAGAAGAAAGTTTTTGAAATGTTTTATTACAGATTTGTAATTTTTGTAAATCTTTACCTTCCAAAAAAGATATTATAAAAGGAATTTTTTCTACTATTTTTTCAAATAACATTTATTTGAAAATTATAATTGTTTAATTACTACTTTTTTTAAATTCTTATTAATAGAATAATAATGAGTGATAAAGATTGTAATTTCGTGTCTTGGTGTAATCAACAACCAATTCAACCTACTCTACCCGTTCAATATTTGACTCTTCAATACGTGATTGCCTTTACTGAACATGATATTAATTTGAATACATTTAACAATTTTGGAGTCATCAATACTTCTTGGCAACAATTTATATATAGTGCTAAAAAACGATTTACAAATTCAAGCCCAAATATTGGAAAAAGCTTTTTAAAAACAAACTTGTTTTCTAATGATACGAATACCCAATATAGAGGTAGATATGATTATACGCATAATGTTACTGATAATGGAACGAATTATATCATTCATATAGCAGGATTAATGTCTCAAGACATAATTCCTAATATTTCTAATAATTCAAAATTAACTCTTGATGGTAGTGAATTTTTAACACAGCAAGTCATTGGTGCAACCATTCAATTTCCAAATGGCATTCAATACTCCTCTCATAATTCTACTATAAATAGTAAAAAGGGCAAAGATTATATTATTTATAGTGTTTTAATCAAAGATTTACAAGCTAGTCCAGCTATTCCTAAATCAATTATTAACAATTTTAAACCTATTTTAACTTATTTAGGACGATTTTACACATATATTCCACCGAAAGTATATCCAATTAGTCCCAATTATTTGGCAAGTCCCTCTGATGTTGTTCCTTATTTAATTACAAATTCTACCAATGCTTATTTGTATTGTACTGCTTCTTCTGATCCCGTTTATACTAATACTTGGTTTGGAACTGAAACATTACAGACTGCTTACTTGAATGGCGCAAGTGGCTCTTATTGGGTGTATGTGCTGTTTCAAACTTATTCTCCGGATGGAAATCCAACCACTCCCCCAGATTATGCAACGAATCCAAGTTATGGAAATGTCACTTTTTTTATTGGATTAACTCCAGATAACTATCCTTATTTTGCTCAACAAACTTCTCAAAATTACTTGTTTGATTTGGGATTTAATAGCGATGATTCTGCTCAATATAATCAATATTCTTTTAATTGGTCGAATAATATCAATAACGATAATTACACTGGAGCCAGCACATCGGCTAATAGTAGCGCTTACAGCACTCAAACTACCAATACTTCAGATTTATATGAAAACACGGTTGGTTTAGTTTGTTTAAACGCAGAGTATCAATATTTCCCTGTGGGTAGTGATACTACATTTTCTTTGACTATTCCATCAGGAGCTTATTGGGGATCAGCCGCTGGATATTCTTCTTTTTTGAGTGATGTCAATTATCCAGACACCAATCAATATATTTGGCTTCCTGAGATTCCCGCTAGAAGTAATTATTCTGTGATTGTGGATACGTATAACCAACAAGTAATTAATCAAGTTGCGGCGTATCAAAATGGTCAATGTTGGTCAAGAGCTTATGGAGCTTTAGTTCAATCTTCCAATGTAATACAAAATGCTGTTATTAATGCTACTTATGGAATTGGAGCAACCTATGGAACATGGACTATTGATTTTCAATCTGGTGATAATCTTTATTCTCTGTGTGAATCTTATTACTTGACAGAAAGAAATTATTTAAGCCCTGAAAGCACTGCTTTCTACACGGATGGACAACCTCCTTACAATTTATTAGAGATTGATGGAATCGAAACTTTATGGCAAAATAATGCTCCAAGTTATTTGAAAAATTCTTGTCTTCAAGGAGGTTGTTTTGTTAGCGGTTCATACACTGGTGGATTTGTTGTTCCGGTAGGAGGGACAACAACCTATTATGGTATTTGGGTTCAGTGTATACTAGAAGTGATTGAAGCCTCTCCGGCTACTGACAATTTATCCAATATTATATTCACTTACAATATTTTAAATGACGATGGAACAGTGGCTTCTCCTATTACCTTGACGAATGGAAAAACTTATTGGAGCTTATTGGAAGAAAATCCAAGCTTTTGTCAAAAACTAACGGATTATTTTGCTAGTAAAACAGTAAGATTATATCCATTTATATCCACTTGGACGCCTTCGGGTACTTCTATTCCTGTAGGATATAATCCTACCACCAAGTATAAAAATTTATCATATACAAGTCCTGTATAAAGTTATTGTTGCTCTGTCAACGTTTGGACATCCAAGCCATATCCAGCATTTGGTAAATAAATGGGAGTAGGCGGAGTTGTAGGAATAAATGTGCTGACTCCATTGGCCTCATTTGGAATACAAGGTAAACCTACAAAGGGTGCTCCTAATCCAGAATCAAGCAATACGGTATAAAAGAATGAAAAGCTCATCTCTATTAAAGCTCAATATTTTTTGGAGGTTGTATTAAATTATTTTAAGCAGATTTTTTATCATGTTAACTTTTTTACAGTAAAATACGCAAAATTTTACGAAACCCCAAAAAATTATTTTTTAAATGAAAATTTTTGCAAAAATTGATTTTCATTTTTTTTTTCTTCCTCAAAAGTAACTTTAAAATTCACAAGACTCAAGTTATTAATAAAACTCTTTACAAAAGCTTTTACAACAAAAAACAGATTTTAAACATGTCCATTATCAAGAAAATTAACAAGATTATTGACTCTAGCATTGGAGATTTTTGCCAACAAATTGCCACCAAGTATGACCTCAGTAAGGATGAACTGATTGAAATGTGGCACCAGTCGAATTCTGTCAACAAGAAAAAGGGAACTAAGAAGCGCTCACCTTATCAAAACTATGCAGCCTATCTTAGACCTCTTTTAATTGAAAAGAACCCAGATATTACATTTGGGGAGATTTCTGGGGAAACCTCGAGGCGTTGGAAAGAGTTTACTCCTGAGCAAAAGGCTCAATACAAGTCAACTGAGGCTAGAGAAAACGAAATCCCAGTTCCTAATGTCGCTGTTTTGGTAGAGCCAAAGGAAAAAAAGGTTCCAAAGGAATCCAAGTCTAGGCCTGTAAAGAAAGCCAATAATTCTCTTGAATGCAAAAAGCTACCTGAGCTCAAGGAAATGTGTAAGGAGCACGGTTTGACTACTACAGGAAAGAAACAGGACCTTATCGATAGGCTAAAGAATGTCAATCGCGAGGAACATCTTTCTCCAGTAGTCGCTTTATCTGATGCTGAGGACAGCGACAACGACAGCCACAATGACAACGACAACGACAACGACAACGACAGTGACAACGACAACGCCGTGATGGATGATCAGCAAGAGCTTGTGAATGGTATTTCGCCTATTTCAATGAATGGCCTAGTAAGTCTTCAGGAGATGGACGACGAAAGTGACGAGACTCAGGAACCCGAGGAAAAGCCAGCACAGGTTAATTATAGTGAGATGACACTTGCCCAGATTAAGGAGCTTTGTAAGGAGCGTGGAGTTTCTAGTAAGGGAAATAAGACGGAGCTCATTCATAGGCTCACAGCCTAAAATTTTGAACCACGTATTGAGCGGATTCTAAAGCTCCTTCTGTCCATCCTTGATTAAAAGATAGTCCTTCATTACATAAATATATTTTCCTAGTAGGATGTTGTAGATATTTTAACATTTGTTTTATACTTTTCCATTGAGTTTGTAATCCAAAAGGCTTAAAATAATGTGTGCCACAAGAATGATAATATTTAGAAAGAGTTTTGGTGTTCCATTTTAAACCTGTACATTGTTGTAGAAATTTTTCATTTAAAATTTGAGAATCACTAAATAAGGAATTTAAATTATCAGAATAAGAAATCATGTAAAATGTTTTTTTGGGTTTTTCCATCACCATTATTTTTTGTAATGGATTATCTACAAAAAAATAAGTTGTAGTTGGAAATAAAATTTTTGCTTTTTCTTGTTCTTTTTTATTTTTTGGAATGGCATAGGCTCTTAAAAAATTTTGACAAGAGACTTGAGAAATGGCATCCTTCCATTTTTGTTCTAGGATATCTAGTTTTTCCCATGATGGACGTGCTCCTGACCATATTAAAAAATCAAAATTAGTTTGTATGTTTCCGGTAACTAGTGTATTTAAATATAATTTGAATTGTCCTGTAGTTGACAAGTATCTTTGCATGGCATTCATTAAATTGTCCCAAGATACAGAATATAAAGTTTGGTTAGAAATTACATCTTGAAATCCATAGTGTTTTACGGCATAATCAATGTCCGTATGCTGGAAATCAGTATAACCACATAAAGATACAAATAATAAATAGTCTTCTTTTCCTATTAAGCGTTGAAAATTTTGAGAAAATGTTTCCGCACGATTCCAAAATTTTTTCAACGATTTTAATAATTTTATATACCCGGTAACCGTTTTATTTTTTGTATCAAAAGCATAATTTACTTGGCTTTGAAAAGGTTTGATTGGAATTTTAAATCTTTGACATAAATTTTTTAATAATACGTCACGATCTCTAATGACTCCAGCTCCATTAGAAACAGGAATATTTTCAAAGGTTCCCATTTTATTTCTACCTCCCAAATAAGATTCTTTTTCAAAAAGATGAATTTGAACATTTGGATACCGATCAATTAATAATAAAGCACAATACATTCCAGAAAATCCTCCACCGACAATTGCTACATGTTGTAAAGACATTTTATTCTAAACTTTTTTTAAAATTTTCCAAGGTTTGAATAGAAATTCCCAATTCTTGAGCTTTTTTTGTTTTGGTCGTGTGTGATGTCAAATCTTTTACAATCACTAATTTAGTTTTTGAGGTTACTGAATCACCTACTTTAAAACGATCACCAATCTTTGCTTCCAACTCTTTATCTCGAAAACCAGAAAAAACAATACAATCCTTTTCAGTAGTTTTTTGTTGAGGTATGCTATAGGAAATCATGGGACATTCCAATAGAAATTGTTTAAAGATTGGTAAAATTTCCATAAATTTTGTGGCTCCCTGTATAGTCCATCCATCAATAGATGAAATTTTGGTAATTGCTTTTTCGGGTGTTGTTGTTTCCATAATTTCTGGACATGTATCCACCAATTTTTGAATTTTCCTAGTTCCTACTCCATGACCAAAAACACCACTTGCCGTCATAATGATTGGTAATGGAATTCCTAAAAGTTTAGAGGAATCATGAATCGCTTTGTAAATGTTTTCACTCTCTACTGGGCCAAATGATTGTAAATCAGCTAGAGAAACTGTTAAAAATTTTGGAATACTATCAAAACCCTTGGCTACAATTTTTTCAATTGATTTTTCAGCCACGTTTTTGATTTCCAAAGTTTTGAGGAAAAAATGTACTTGTTTTACTGTGGCTTGTTTGTCCAATTTTTCATCCAAAATAATATCTACATTGGTTTCATTCCAATAAAATTTTAGTGTTGGTAGACTTGCCTTGGTAGACTTTACAACTCTTAAAATATGTGGAATAACATCGCCACTACGAGTAATCTCCAATACGGTGCTAGGACCAATTTGATTCTCTTGAATATATTTTGCATTAAAACCAGTCAAAAAAGAAATGGTTGCTCCATTTAACGTGACTGGTTCAATTTCAATTCGTGGTTTCAATACATTATATTTGGAAGCATTCCAATAAACATTTTTTACAAGAGCCTCGACAATTTCTTTATTTTGTTTAAATGCAATGGCAAAATCAGGATTTCCATTGGTATTTAAAGGAACAACTAAATTTTTACAAATTACAATACCGTCAGAGGGTAAATTGTACTTTTGATTCCATTTTTCCCAATATTTGACTAACAAATTTATAGAAAGTTTTGATTCTTTTCCAGCGTCTATTCTGTAAAAACCCCATTTGGCAAGTTTTGATAACTGTTCATGAGGAGTCCAAATACGAGGAGAAAGAATTTCAAAAGGAATAAATAACAAATCGTTCAAAATACTTGTATCGGGTGTTTTGGAATTTAAAAGTCCAGATACTAAATTACGACTATTTTTAAATTTGGAAGCATATTTTTGATGAAATGTTTCATTCGACATGACCATTTCTCCACGTATGGCTACATTTGAATCCACTTTAGGTAAATTTAAAAATGGAACAATATGACTAATATCCGCTCCAAAAGTCCCATCGCCTCGAGTATACAAAGATCCATTCATATATAAACCAGAAACTCCATCTAATTTTGGTTGAATAATATAGCTGATATCTTTATTAGCCCATTTCAGCAATTTTTGTTCGTCGGCAGGTTTAATTTTATCAAGACTTCCCATAAAAAAAGGTAGCTTTTTTTTAGGATGAGCCTTGGAAGGAAGAGCTCCAATACGTAATTCATCATCACACATTTCTTTTATTCTATCATAAAGTTCATCAGGTACAATATCATTTGGATTATCAGAGTTATAATAATCATTTTCCATTTTTTTTAAAAGGTTTTTCATCATTTACTTTGATTTTAATTGTTGTTTTTTCTCCAAAATCAATTTTTTTAATTTTTCCATGGTAATTTCATGCTTGATTTTAATTTCGTCTTTTAGATTAAATTGTAACACATCATCAATCGATAAGCTTTGTCTTGTAAATGGATTTTCGGGTTTAGACCATAAATATGTACACAACATGAACAAATCGCAAACTTGAACCATATTTCCTTCGGCATCAATAGGAATAAAACAAGGTTTAACAACCATACAACTGGTTAATGGATCTGTTAAATCTTCATCAACCTCTGTTTTATAAATTTCTGTCCATTGCTGTAACTTTTTCAGTTGAGGTGATGATAGATACGGAATAATATGGTCTATAGAATTTTCTTCCGATAGTGTATTAGCCATATAAATTAATGATAATTTATTGTAAGAAATAACTGAATTAAATAATGTTTCTAGTTTTGGATCTAGTTTTTGTCGAATTTCTTCGGTCTTGCTTAAATCCAAAAGACAATTGGATAATTGGTAAACAATATAACTATCCAAAATAACGGGTTTGATCAACGTAATTTCTTTTATACAATTAATAGCGTCTTCCAATAACAGAAAAAAGGTTGTTTCATCGGGTAAATCTTTTTTAATTTCTTTAAGTTTGGAAACCAGAGTGACACAAATAGATACAAAACAAATTAATTGTTTATTGTCCATATTCATGACAGCATAACTAAATTTTGAAAGGTATCGAGAAAGAACCGACAAGACAAAGAAAAGGTCTTGTAGCAAAGTTGGATCTTTCAAATATTTTTGATAAATGGTAATTGTATCAGTAATAAACAAGTCAATTTTTAAATCTTTGACTTTGAGTGAAAATTCTTTATTGGCAATAATTTTGGGTAAAAATTTACTTCTAAACTCGCTAGGAATCCAAGGATCAAAACGTGAATAAAAAGAAATAAATTTAAAATCTATAGGAACTACAGTAAAAGGGAGAAAAACGTCAAGAATATTTACAGGCAAAAAATAAAGAAAATGAGGACTTTGTAGGATATCATAAAAATAATCGCGAAGCGGACTAGATTGATCGATGAAATTTTTAAATTCTTGTTTTTTTGATTCTAATTTTTGTTTCAATTTTTCTATAAATTTTTCATACACACTGATTTGAATTGGATTGGCATCCTTCTTTAAGGATTCGATGTAAGTAATACGACGATCAATGCTATCGATCTCTCCAGAAAATATTTCTGTAATGTGACTATAAAGTTTTAAAAGTAATGACAGAATGGTGGAAAGGGTAGGTTTTTTTTCAAATGGATCTTGAATGTTGGACCCTGAATTTAAAAATGTTGTCGAGTCGGGATTTTCGACATTAAAAAAACTGGAGGGCTTCACTTGGCGAAAACGAACAAGAATATTTTGTAGATTACAAAATAATTGTTGAGCTTCTTTTCGAAAAGATTCCTGCATTTCTGAAAATTGATCTTCATCCTCTAAAGAATGAATATGCTCTGTATAATCAGTTGTAGTATAAGGAATGATTGTTTTTTGAATATAATTTTTTATTTGGGCTAAAAAATCAGGGTCTTTTTTTAAATTAGACTCGATTTGAGTTCGATCTATTGATTCTTTAACAAGAGAAATAATAAATTCGTTTGTCATGTTTTTTGTTGATTAGTTGATTATGAAAGAAAAATTGTAAAAGATGTTCATTTTTTAAGTAGCTCAAGTTGTGTCAATATTGTAGATTGGTAACTGTAGATGGGTATGCTATAATGACAATTCCTTGTTTTCCATTAATTGAACCACCTGTTTCTTTAGCTCTCCCGCCTCCTCCTCCTCCATATTGTGTAGGAGCTATAGGGTCTCTTTTAGAACTTTGATTACATGCCCCTCCTCCTCCTCCATCTACCCCGTCATTACCATCTTGTGAGCAATCTTGAACAGCGGCTGATCCTCCAGGCCCATATTTTTGATTATTAAACCACCATTGCTTTCCAGATCCCCCAAGCTGAGCATTTGCAGCTCCTCCAGCTCCGCCTCCACCTCCCCCTCTCCAACGGCCATCAATTGATCTATTTCCAGTGTTGTTCCCAGAGTATGCTCCAGTAATTGCAGAACTACCTATTTGTGTTCCTCCTGAACTACCTCCTGGATTAACAGATGTATTATCTTTAGCTCCTCCTCCTTTCCCACCACCTTTTGCTACTAACGAAACACCCAAACTATCATTAGTTATCTTGCTATCTGCTCCATCAGCAGGAGCTCCAAGAGATTCTGTTCCTCCACTTCCGATTGTAACTGTGTATTCATAACCCTTTTTAAGTTCAAAAGAACTGCCATAATCATTATATAACACGCCACCACCACCACCACCACCACCGTAATATCTATTTCCTCCCGATCCTCCTCCTCCTACAATTAAATAATACACATTTACATTGTTAGCATAGTTTAAAACTTTCAAAGTTCCATTAGATGTAAATGTTTTAATTACGTAAATATGGTAGCTTGGAGTTCCACCAGAACAATTACTAAAAATTTGATACTGTTTATAAACATTAATATAAGGGTCGGCTGGAAGAGGAAGGGGACAGTAATTTTTATCTTTACATCCTGGGTATTTACTCCAAACATATTTTGGAGTAGTAGTTGAACTAACACCAGTTCCTGCACAGGTGGTATTATCCCATCTTCCATATTTTACTATTACATCGTTAAATGTATTACCAGAACCATCCAAAGTCATAATTACTTGACTAAAACTATCGTCACATTGCATTGTACTTTTATTTGAAAATTTGAAGTTGGGAGTATAAAAAATTTGATTTGAATTGGTCGTGTCACAATTATAATTAATTTGTGCATTTCCTACATCTATACAATATGCTGTATTTCCAGTTGATGATAAAGGAAGTTTGATTAAAGATGTTCCAGCAGTTGCTCCTGGTATTAAAGAAAATTGTTGCGCTGTAGTCCCAGAACACCCTTGCCATACTAAAGGATATCCATAGGTAGATTTTGATCCAGTGACACCCAAACATAAACTGTTTTGAAGATTTTCAATTGGTCCAGTAAGACCTGTTGATCCCATATAAAACGTTTGCCATAAATTATCATCCTGACAT